AAGTTCGGCTTTGTATGCGTTGCTTGCATCCTGCCTGTTGAGGAAGCCAGCCTCGCCGTCGGTCGGCAGGAACATGATCTTGCTTGCATAGGACATATCCTCTGCCGCGATTACCTCGCTGCCTTCACCGCGCACATACATGATAGGAAGACCGAAGTCGTGGTTGCTGTGCGCAAGGTTGCTGAACGCGCTCTCATAGTGTTCGATCGTCTCCTGCGAGAAAGTCCAGCACGGGCCGTTATCGTCACGCATATACGCAACAGGGATGCTGTCGAATCCGTGCGGTGTCTCCTCTTCCAGCTTGTAGCCGTCGATGTTGAAAAGGTTATACACGGCACGTTTCGCTTTGTCGAAGATGTTATCCGCGTCTCCGTCGGCCACGAAGCGGTAGTAGTTCGTGTCGTCCCACACGTCGATGTATCGCTTTGTCACCGAGCCGTCTTTGCCGTAGTTGCAGTAAGTCCTCGCAAACGTGTTCAGCCTGCCTGTGCGCAGGTCGTAGTGCGGATACAGCCTGTCGCCGTTGAGGAACGAGAACACGCGCCATCCGAACTTGCCGTTATCCATGAAGCCGACGAAAGCGCCGTCGCCCGTCGCCTTCACCGACTTGGCGAGCTGGTACCACGCCACCTCCATGTTCTTGTTCGCCCATCCGTTCTTGAACTCACCGAACACCCTTGTCACCTCGTCGCTGACCTTCTTGTCCGAGAGCTCGAACTGGATGTCGTTGCCGCACAGGTGCGTCAGGTGCTTGATGAGGATGATCTGCTGGAAGGAGAAGGCGTAGCGCGGTATCTCCTGGATGTACCACTTGCCGTCATCCGAGTTCTGCTGCCATATGTCGGGGTAGAGCGAGTGGTCGTTGATGGCGTGGCCGGCAGGGTCGAGTTCACGCAGGAACTGCTCCTGTGTGACGATTTTCCTGCGCAGGCGGTCGCGGTTGACGGGAGCCTCCACCGGGTCTTCGATGAGGTGTCCCATGTCGGTAGAGTCCGGCATGACTCTTGTGAACGGCTTCTTGGTGAGAAGACCGCGTATTTGTTTGTCGTTTTGTGTAGCCATTGTTATAGTGTTTTATCGTGGTGAAAGTCTTTTGATGCGCAGGCGCTTTGATGTCCCTTTTGCCCAGTCGGGCACGATTACCGGGTGCTTCAGCTCGAAGATTTCCCTCATGAAAAGCGCCTCGAAGAAGTCGGGCGAGTGCCCTACGATGGACTTGTTCTTCATCTGTTCCTTGTGGATGATGCACCAGCCCTTGTCGCGTTTAGACATGTCCTGGCGCACGCATTTGCGCTCGCGTTGCAGGATGTCGTACAGCGTTCTTGTCTCCCTGCCGACGAGGTACTTGCGGCCCAGCAGGTTGTGCTCCATGCTCCATTCGCCCTGCTGCGTACGTTCGGCGAACTTGTACGCGCACTGCGACTTCTTGTTGTCGTACAGGAACCTGTCTTTCCTGTCCACCGCCTCCTGGTTGTTGAACGGCATGGCCTTGGGGAAGCCGCCCTTGAGCACCTGCCCCATGCCGTTGAGGTCGTAAGTGAAGTTCTCCTCGAGCACGCCCCATTCCCGCAGTTTCGCCCGTATCAGGTCAACCGTGGAATACAGGTCGCGCCTGCACACGAACAGGTCTGCCACGTGCCAGCCTATCCACAGCCACGTCACGCAGTTGTCGCCGCCCGTTCCAGCGACGTCGCATGTCGCCCTGCGCACGCCGTCGCCTGTCATCTGGCTGTTCTGGAACACCTTGTCGAGGTGGTAGGGCTGTATCATGTCGTCGCTTGTCTCTATGACATCCCAGTTTCCCCCGAGTTCCCTTGCCCTGATCTCGGGCGGCTGGTTCATCAGCGATGCGATGTAGTTCATGTCGTTCTTCAGCAGGGCCTTGTTCTCTTCGAGCGCGGCCTTGATGAACGTCACCGACTTGACGAAGAACGACGTCCTCGTGTAGCCGTACTGTTCCCATTCCGGGTTCCATGCGTCGTCGATGACCTCACGGCACTGCTCGTACACCTCGTCGGGCGTGTCTCCCCAGATGATGTTGTCCACCGAGTTGTCGGGCATGTAGCAGTAGCGCACCACGCCGTTGCGCTCGGGTATGGCGAACCCTTTCAGTTCGGGATGAAGCAGCCCGTCGGCGTACACCGTGTCTTCCTTGCCTATCCACCAGTCGAGGAACTTGCGCAGCCACGACAGCGGATCTGGGTTGCACGTGCCGAGGATGCGCGAATGCACGCCCACCGTGTTACGGTTAGAAGTCATCAGGAACTTCATCATCTCGAAGGGCATCTGCGGCAACTCGTCGATGCCGATGTATGCGAACTGCTGTCCGCGGTACTTGGTGTCGAAGTCGCCCATCGGCATGTCGTATATCGTCAGACCTAGCTTGGCTCCCGAACGGAAATACCACGTCATATCGTCCTTCGACTTGTTGTAGCGCCCTAGGCTTCCGAACCACCGCTTGCTCTCGTTGATGATGTTCTCGAAGTCGTCCTTGTTTTTACGGAATATGATGCCGTTGAACCGCTTGTTGCAGATGTCGTATACAGGCTCCATGAGCATCGTCACCGTGTTGTGGTTGATGTTGTAGCCTTCGGTCATGTACAGGTGGTCTCGTCCCGACACTGTGATGCAGCGGCACTTCTCCTTGAAGCGTTCCCTTGTGACGTACTGTATCTTCTTCGTCAGCACGTTCGTCGTCTTCGGGCTCAACGGCATGTCGGCGTTGATCTTCGCGCGCTTCTTTCGGCAGACCTTGGAAAACAGCTCCTTGTCGTTCGGGGCTACGAATACGGCCCTCCAAAAGCCTATCTCTTCGGGGATGTCCTCAACGCGGCTCACCTTGACCCAGATGCCGAGTGAGCGCGCCAGGTCGGCGACGTCGTCGATGAGCCTTTTGTTCGGCAGCGACAGGTATGGGTGCATGTTCTTCTGCCTTCCATTCTTGTACATCACGCCGCGCAGGTAGTCCCACCTGCATTCGACGGATGCCGTCTTGTACTCGTCCGGGATGTATGCCGGTGTCCTGCTCCTTCTTTTCGTTATCATCTTGCGCTTCTGGTCGTCAAGCCCCTTGAGGTAATAGTATCCGTCTTTGGGGTCTCGCCGCATGTAGCCTCCGTACTTGAACATCGACCTTGCGGTGTGCGTGTTGTCGGTGAGCTTCACACCTGCCGTCTCGAACGCCCAGTTGCCGTCGCCGCTGATAAACCCGAGCAGGTACGGGTGCAGCGGCAGGTCGATTGCCGTCTTCCTCTCGTTCATCTCCACCTCTCCGCACAGCGGTATTTCCGCATAGTCGTACACGTTGGCCTTCAGCGACAGCGGGAACGGCGCGTTTATAAGGTAGCGCCCGATGATGTCCTTGGTGGTGAGTTCGCGGAACTCCTCGTATGGCGACAGCCTGGCCCAGAATCGGTGTTCGCTGGTAACTGAGACATCTGTGCCGTCATCGAAATGCAGTTTGTAGACATACTGTTCCCCCTGCTCGAAGATGGCTTCCACTTTCTGCACCCCGTTATACGGTGTACAGATGAGGTCTCCTACCTCGAGGTCGCCCATTTTCCTGTACCCCGAAGGTGTTGCGATTTTCGTGCGGTACGTGTTGGCTTTTCCGCCTCCGCGGTTGCCTCCGAATATGGTGATGTCCGCGCAGCCCCCGAGTCCGAGTTCCTGCGCGCCCTGCTGCGCTATGAAGTAGCGCGAATCCTTCTTTGATGCCTCTTCCTGACGGATGCGGTTGACGTGCGCCTGCGTGAATATCGGCCTGCCGTCCTCCGTTACCAGTCCTGATAAGCCCTGTTCGTTATCCATAAATCCGTTAAATTTTGCCTTTTCGGCAAAATTACAAACAAACATCATCGCCAGAATACACATAACCTCCTCAGGCTGTAGATTTTACGATAGATTTTACGGATTTGCATATTGACGCCAATCGTGTGGGTTTTAACTTTGCACAAGTGGCGCAAACAGCCGTGAGAGACACGCATTTTGTGCCGGTTAACAATCAATTTGACAAAAAAATGGAGAAAGACATTTTAATTCAAAACCTACGCACACGCATTGGAGAAGACAATGCGAGCATAATCAGTGACAAGACCTTTGAAGGTATCGCCGATGCATACCTTCCAATGTTTGCCGACGACAGCAAGATCACCGACGATATGTGGAACTACCCGGTAGCCGTGCTCAACGCCTATGCGGGACAGAAGCGCCACGACGACAAGGTGTTCGCGCAGAAGTTCAAGACCGACTACGCCGCACAGCACCAGAAAGATGTTGACGAGCGCATCAAGGAGGCTACAGAGAAGGCCATCGAGGAATACAAGAAGTCCCTCGAAAGTGCAGGCGGCAGCAAAGAAGGTGACGGTGACGGTGACGGCGGCGCAAGGCAGCATGCCGACGACATGGACGAGCGCATCAAGGCCATCCTCGGCAACACGCTTAAGGAGCGCGACGACGAGCTCGCCAAGCTGAGAAAGACCATCGAAGACATCACCGCGTCACAGAAAGAGCGGGAAAAAACCGCACAAAAGAACAGCGTCAAGACAGCCCTCAAGCAGCACTTGCAGAGCCTCAAAGCCAACAACGAGGCGTGCATCGATGACGCACTCGACGACATCGATTACGGTGACAATCCCGTGTTCGACGAGCTGAAGCAGACAGCCGTAGCCGCTTATGAGAAGCGTTACAAGCGCTACTACTCTGACGGCGGCAAGCCTTTCGGCGGAGAAAGCGCCGGTGGCGGCGAAGGCGGTACGGGCTCGATCGTCAAAAGCCACATCGAGCGTGTCAAGCAGCAAGTGCAGGACGCAGAGGACTACGCCAAGGAAACCGAGGCGCGTTTCGCCAAATGACGCTGTAAAAGCGTGTAAACAACAAACGAAAACAAAACAAATTAACTATGAGTTATTCAGGAACTATCAACAATTACACCAAGTTCTCAAAGAACATTGGTGGCGTCCGCAAGGCATACGAGGGACACAACCTCCCTTGGATGTACTATGGCGGCTTCAAGTTCCCCTCGCTGGACGTGCTGCCCGCATCGGGTAACGTCCTGCCCGCGTTCACTCCCGTGAAGGTTGATGAGGAGGCCCGCACCATCGTGCCCATGTACGCTTTCAGCGTCAAGGCCGTCAGCAGCGCCAACCACACCATCACCGTGAACAAGGATGTCGAGGGTACCCGTGCCAAGGTCGGCATGAAGCTGATTGCGCTCGGCAACAGCCTGGCCACCGCAGCCCAGACCGTGGCCACCATCAGCGCCATCGACAGCAGCGCAAGCGACGTCGATGTGCTCACCGTGGACAATGTTGTCGGCTCTGCCGGCTCGGTCATCGTTGAGGCTGGCTCTGACAGCAAGATCAAGGTCATCCCCAACGGCTTGACCCCCTATGACACCTGTGTCGATGAGGCTGCTTACGACCTTGACGGCGATGCCGTTTGGGGTGCCGATGCTCCCATCCTGGAGCGCCGCATCGTGCCCATCCCCGACCTCGTGAAGAAGGCCCTCAAGGAAGCCGACTGTGTGTTCAAATTCTCTAACCGCAAGTAAAAAAAGGAGGACTGATTTATGGCAACTTTAAGAGATTCAAATCTTTATCAGATTGGCAGCCTTGGCCGTTTCGTCACCGCCGAGGAGTTCAGCACCCTGCTGGACAACGCTAATGCCAAGTACAACGGTGCCCTTTGGAAGCGCTATGCGTCTTGGGGAACACCTACCGACGACCGTGAGTGGGTACAGGGTCAGACCATGACACCTATCCTTGTCCGTGCATCCGTTCTGGGTTCGCACTCACCCAAGCCCCTGCGTAGCACCGAGGGCTGGGGCGTTTACGGCGGCACCCTTCCCAAGATCGGCCACGGCTTCCAGCTCGACCAGGATGACTTCATCACCCTGCGCAAGGCTGCGAAACTGAGTAACATGTCGTTCGGCGACAAGCTCATCGACTCTTTCGTGCAGAACTCGTCCAACATGCTCGGCGGTGTCCACAACGAGTTGAACTACATGACCTTCCAGGCCATGTCAACCGGTGAGATCCACGACATCCCCGTTGACGGTGCGCGTTACGACTTCAAGTTCGAGATTCCCAACGAGAACTTCGTCACCCCCACTGCCGACTGGTTCACCTGGTCTGGCGCCGCAGGCAGCCGCGTTCTTGGCCCCAATGCGAGCGCAGACGTTGTTGAAGACCTCATCACGTTCCAGGACTACTACACCGACGAGCTGAACCTCGGCCTTGACCACTGGAAAGTCAGCAAGAAGCTGTTCCGCATGATTCTCGCCCATCCCAGCGTGAAGAGTGCCTATGCTGCCAAGTACGCCACAAGCGGCAACACCGCCGACCTGCGCGTCAACCGCAGCCAGTTGCTCGCCTTCCTGCACGACGAGATGGGTATCTGGCCCTTCGAGGTGATTGATTACAAGTCGCGCCACGAGGAGGACGGTCGCCCCGTCACCGATGCACCCGCATTCGACGAGCACAACCTTGTCGCTTCGACCACCGCTTTCCGTCCCTTCGAGATGAAGTGCATGCGCAGCATCCTTCAGGACCGCATGGGTATGGGTGGCCAGACCGCAGCAGACCTCTACGCTCTCGTTGAGGGCCGCATTGTCGTGCTGAACTCCTGGACCGAGCGTCCCAACATCGCCAATACCGTTGACTGCGAGCTGTTCGCAGGCCCCGTCTTCAACAACTTGCGCGAGCACGGTATCGTTACCGTCTGGAAGGACGACGAGTAACCACATTTAAGTGATTGAAAAGGCATGGAAACGAACTCACGGCAGACGGCTATTGACTACATCAACGGGCTTTTCCCGAATGTAGGCATCAGCGAGAGCATCATCACCAACATCCTGTTCAAGACGGGCATAGACCCCGATACGCCGGTCTATGACCTAACCGAAAAGGAGCGTGACCTGGCTTATGCCTATCTCATCCTTTTCCTTATGCCCGGCTCTGGCTCGTCACGTTCAGTTACGGACAGGGACGGCGACTGGGAACACAGCGAGAAGGTGAGTTCGTGGACATACGCAGACCGCGCCGGGCTGTGGCGCATTGCAAAAGCCCTTCTTGAGAAATGGGGCATTGAGGATGAACTCCTTAATGCTTCATCACCTCAATGGGGCTTTAAGGGTACAGGATTCCATAAAATCAGACGATATGGCAGACGTCGCTAACCCCCGTTTCCCGCACTTGTGCCGCATACTGAGGTATGCAGACACAGACCCGATGCAGGATCAGCCGCAATCCCTGTCTTCGGAAGGGGCTTCTTGCTGTTTCTGCGGTTCGGGTGTGCCCGAGGGGGCTACGGTTCTCTACCAGGGGGTGTGCAGGAGTTTCAACCGTGACACTGTGTCGGACAACGGAGACGTCATTGCATCATACAGGACGCTCGCGTTGCCTTTGAAGCAGGACGAGTGGACGGAAGAGACCATGCCTCTCGAGGGAGACAAGGTGGAAGTCATAAAGTATGGTTTCAAGGAATACGGCCAAGTGATTGACAAACGCCCCGGCAACCTGGGCACGCACATACTCTGGAAATATGTCCGCAACTAACACACTGGTCAATAAGGCGTTCGAGAAGTACCGCAAGCAGATGGAGGATGAAGTTGAAAAACAATGCCGCTCCTTCTGTGTGGAATTGTGCAGGTTTGCCGTATGGTTTAGGCTCAGAGACCCAAATGCCCATAATTTTACGGGCAACCTCATAAACTCGATTGTTGTTGCGCTGTACCGCAAGAAAAAACCCGTATATGCGAGTTATGCGAACGATATCATGCCGAAGGCTATCAGTGGCAAGATGACCAATAGCCACGGTAGGTATCTTTTCAGGCGTGACTACGACAGCGAAGAGCTCACGACATACGTCCCGGAGGTTGAGACCGACGAATCCCTTGGCCTTAACGACGCCATACGTGTTGTACGGAGTTACAAGCCTGTCGGCAACAACATGTTCGACATCCTTGTGGCCTACAGTGCCGAGTATGCGGAGTTCGTCGAGAACGAGAGAGCGTCAACGGGTTTTTTGAATACCTATGACCACGCCAGATATGTCGGCATTAAGTTCTTAGGGCTTCCTAAATTAGAGATTATACCATTCTGATGATATACAAAATCCATAATGACCTTGTGGCGGCGCTCAGACCGCTTGGCAAGAAGGTGTTCCTCGACAGGCCGAAGAACTTGGCAAGCGAGCAGCACGACTTCATTGTCGTAAAGGTGGCGACGAGCGTGCGCTCCATGATTATGGGCGGTATCAATGTCTATTCGGAGTGCTTCGGCACATTCACGGTATATTGCAAGGCGAAGAGTGACGGCACGCTCAACATCGGGGCGCAATCAGAACTCACGCAGCAGGTTATCGACCTTTTCCCGATTGTCGGCGAAAGCATCTCTGCGGTAAACCCGACGATACTTATGCAGGGCGAAGACGGTTACGGTTTCCATGCCACGCAAATCACTTTCAGAATAAGGTACAAACAATAAACAATAAACTATTTAATAAACGATTAAACTATGGCAGCTTCAACTATTGTAAAGAAAGCGTCTTTGCAGCCCAATGTCTTTGAAGGCATTAGCGCAATCTTCGCCGTAGATGGTGGTTTCACTTTCAGTGGCTCTGCCGAAAGCGGTTTCACTCTGACTCTTGCAGAGAACAAGACCCTGCTTGAGTTCCCCTGCTCCGAGGACAGCGGTTTCAACTTCGACACCGGTGCTCCCAGTATCGAACACTTCAAGGTTCACGGCCTGAACGCAGACTGGGTGTCCACGTTCACCCCTGGTGACACCGAGTTGAGCATCGAGATTCCCTGCCACGACACGCAGATCATGCAGTTGTGCTTCGGCTCGGAAGGTGCTGATACAACAATCACCCTGCCCACGGGTGCCCTGAAGACCTCCAACATCTCGACAGCAATCGCAGAAGGAAAGTCGTTCGGTGCAGCTCAGAAGTCCGTAGAGCTCGGTCTGCTCATTCTCGACGATACCGAGAAGCGCTTGTTCTACATCAAGAAGGCAAAGCTCACCGCCCAGGTGACCTTCGACGGCAGCAACAAGCCTCTGTGCGTTGTTCTGAGCGGTTCGCTCTCTGAGTCTGGTGACGGTGCGTTCGGTATCCTGGACATCACCACTACCGCCTAATCCGGAAATTCCGCAACAACAAGGGCAGTGGTGGGTTGACTGCCATTGCCCTTATTTAATTTAATCACATGAAGAAGAAGGAAATTCCAGAACAGGCGCTTGAACAGCCGACACTAGACGCACAGCAGACGCTGCTTTCGCTCATCAACAACGATGCCACCGAGGTGCAGATACTGCGCACAAAGAAGACATACAAGGTCTATTGGCTCAAGAACGGACAGCTTGAAAAACTGACGAGATTGCTGATTAAGTCAAAGAAGACCGACAACGTGAAATCTTCGGGCATTGAAGCACTTGACGAGATTCTCCAGGACTGCAAGCTGGCATGCAAGGCCGCTGCAATCATCACCCTCAACGGATACTGGAGTGTCAAGTTCAAGTACTGGCTTCGTTGGCGATGGTTCTACTACATCCGTCAGTACGACAATATCCAGTTGGATGCAATCCTTGACATCGGTAAAAAAAAAGTTCCGCTGATGCAGTACTATCGGACTATCATGTCCTTGACCGAGGCAAAGGATTCTCTGATGAGGATGAGAGCGAAGGAAGTAGAAGCTACCCTTCAAGAACTAAGTATGGCGCAGCGTTCGCAGACCGAAAGCAACGGCAGTGGCTCGTGATGCCGAGGTACTTCTTCGGCGTTTGGAGAGTGCAGATGTACGAGTACTACTGGGGGCATACGGCAGCGCAGATCGAACTGATTGACGCCGACCAGCCTTTGGTACTCTGCAAGAAGCATGACCCGAACGAAGGCAAGAAGCCGGGCGACCCCGGTTGGGTTCCCGACCCGAAGAAGCTACAGGAATCAGTCGAGAAGTGGAAGAAGCGCAAAAAGGCGAGAGAGGAACGCGGTTTTGATTTAAGCAGGTTTTTGAACACCGGCGAAAAAGAACCTGTCGGCAATAAAGACGATTCGCAGAAATGACCGCATACGAGATTGTCAGTTTAAACAAGGAATTACTAAAAAGACTGCACAAAATCGGCATTAAGACCGACGACTACAAATGGCTTGGAATATACGGGGATTACGTCCGCATGAAGTCCAACGGCAACAAGACGAGTTATGTTGTGGCCGCTATTTCTGAAAAGTACGGAATATCTGAAAGACAGGTATTTAAGGTTGTCAAGAAGATGGGTCAAAGGTGCTGAAATCGTGCAGTGGAATGACGGCGAAATGTTTTAAGAATGGTGTTTTGCGGAGTAATTTTGTCTTGTCGATGCGCAAAGACAAAGCAACAATGTTTAACACACAAATCTTAAATCTAAACAATGGCTGAAATTTATCAGTTGCCTGACAACGGCAGCAACAACGGTAGCAACATTCCTTTTTCAATTCCTATTGGCGGTTTCAATGGCGGTGGCTTCGGTTTCGGTAACGGAATGAACGGCATCGCTGATTTGTTCGGCCTCGCAATCATCGCCTCGATGTTCGGTTGGGGCAACGGAGGCTGGGGCAACGGTTTTATGGGCGGCGGCAATGCAGGCACTGCATACCTCGGCAACATGATCTCCAACGACAGCGGTCGCGAACTGGTCATGAACGCCATCACCTCGCAGGGTGAGGCAAGCCGCAGCGCAATCCAGAACCTCGCAACCACCATCGGCCAGGACTTCAATCTTGTGAATGCCGGTGTCACCAACGTGCAGAACGCGCTCAACACCATCGCATTGCAGAATGCAGTGAGTGTTCCTCAGATCATCAACGCCATCCAGAGTGGTGATGCAAGCCTTGCAAGTCAGCTCTGCAAGTGCTGCTGCGACAACCAGTTGGCCATGTGCCAGCAGACAAATGCTCTCCAGAGCCAGGCTGACCGCAATGCCAATTCGCTGATGCAGGCCATCAACGCACAGACCGTTGCCATGAACGACCAGTTCTGCGCACTCAAGGAGCGCGAGCTCCAGTCGAAGATTGACACGCAGGCCGACATCATCACCCAGTTGCGCGGACAGATTGACAACGCCAACCAGACCGCAGCCATCACGGGCTACGTCAACGGACTCGTTGCTCCCTTGCAGGCCAAGGTGAGTGAGATTGCTGATAAGATGCCGAACACCATCCCAGTGACCTATCCCAATGTAACGGCTGTGAATAACACTCCTTATATGGGTGGTTACTACGGCAACGGATTCGGCGGTAATGTTGTATTTTAAAGTGACTTCAAGGTGGTATGGTTATGGGAGGTTGCTTTAATATCACAACAAACGCAGGAGGCGCTCCATATTTAAGCGTCACCAACGTAACCGTAGGGACGGAGAGTGTTGATTTGGCACTTGGTTTCCGTAGGATTCAGCCGGTAGGCTATCTAACGATTCGCCTTGCTACGCAGATTCCAGCAGACACGACGGCAACTTTGCCAGTGACAATCACTCTCAATGGCACAACGAGAAACTTGACGTTGTTTAATGGCACACAGGTTACCGTAGCAGACCTTATTGGCGGCACTGGCGTGTTCCTCGTTTTCAACGATCGTTTCAACGGTATTCTCCAACTCATGTCGGTGGCTACCGCTTAACAAAGTGACCAACAAACAAAAAAAACAAATTAACTATGGACTTTAATAGTTTAACAGAGGGCAATCCGTTCTACATTCTCCGCAAAGGCGAGAAGCCGATGCTTGATGTAGGTGTCGTCAAGAGCAAGTCGCAGCCTAGGGCGAAGTACCAGATGCAGACCCCTGGTGTGATGAACGGCTTACTTGCGCAACAGCAGCAGGTTATTGACATCATGGTTACCGTTAACGGAAAAGACGAGCAGTTTGCGGAACTGCCGTTGAACATCGAAATCGCCTCAAGGGGAGACAACACGTTCAGCGGAAGCCGCGAAGCGATGTTGCAGGCAGTTGATTCTATGTTGCAGACATCGAAGAAAGCCATCGAGCAGGTTCCCTACCATAAGGCGGTCATCGCAGAGAGCGAGAAGATGCTTGAAACACTCAACCCTCGTTATGCGGAGGAGAAGCGCCAGGCAAGGACGATCAACGACCTCAAGAGCAGGCAGGATGCGACTGACAAGAAACTTGACGAGATTCTCGACATCCTGCAAAAACTCAACAGTTAACGAATGGAGTCCTATTAAAACGCTGAAACATTATGCCTTATATCATTATCAACAACGACGACAACGAGCAGATGCGCGAGAACATGCGTCAGCAGATGCGTGGCGGCTACCGCCGCAACATGCCGATGCGCCGCAATGCGACCGACCAGTACAAGGAAGGTTATGAAGAGGGCTATCGTCACGGATGGCAAGATTCCGAAGACGAGGGTGAAACAATGATGGATAACCGTCGCGGCAGAAGCCGTAACGGGCGCTTCATGTGATAATTGCGGGTCGGATGTCGGCCTGATATCCGACCCCTTTTCAACCATTTTGGCATGAAACAGTACATCACTGAAGAACGAGCAATGTATGAGGACAACTTCCACGGCATGTTCAGCCGCAAGTTGGCTAAATGGGCTATCTCCTGCATGGAGATGAAAGGCACAGACGGGCAGATGAAGCCCGTTGCCATGCGTTCCGTGGACGATGTCCTTGAGATCCTCTCCGCTAACAAGGTGGAACTGCCAGACGAGTACATCTATACCGCCTGGTACCTCTACCACATGACGATAGCGGACTACCCCAAGTCGCTGAAGACCGACGAGCAACGTGCGATGTATGTCGAAGAAACATTGTGCGATCCTGA